AGATCAAAGACAGAATTTATCCAACGGAAATGGCCCCAGCAAGATTGATGCACCCAGAAAAAGTGGATGGTCCCATGTTCAAAGGAATCCAAAAACAATTCAAAAATGTGCCAACACTTGACGCAGGTATTCTGAAAAGAAGTGTCCTATCGTATAAACAACAATTAGCGAAATCAAAATGCAATTATTCAAACATGAAAGTTTTGGATTTTGATCAAGCCGTCAAAGGAACTGATTCGGAATACATCAAGGGTATAAACCGCGTAACATCTGCAGGTTATCCTTGGTGTCATGAGAAATCAAAAGGCAAAACTCTTTGGTTTGGAAATCTTGAATGGGATCTGTATGGAAAGAAGGCTCAACAAGTTCGAAAAGTCGTTACTAAACAAGTCGAGGCTATGAAGCAAGGATTTGTTCAACCATACATCTTTGTTGACACATTGAAAGACGAAACATTGCCCAAGTTGAAGGTTGAAATTGGCAAGACACGTGTTTTTGCAGCTGCCCCAATGGATTTTGTCATTGCATTCCGAATGTACTTTATTTCATTTATTGCTTTTCTTATGGAAAAACGTATTGATACAGAAAGTGCTGTGGGAATTCGCTGTCAATCTTTGGAATGGGACAAACTTGCAAAACATTTGTTGAAGTATGGTGACCATCACGTGGCTGGAGATTTCAGTAACTACGATGGTACTCTGCATCCTGACATTCTTTGGAAGATCTTGGAAGTGATTGAAGATTATTATCGTCAATCTCCAACTTACAAGAAAGAGGACACGGTGGTTCGTAAGTGCTTGTGGGAAAGTGTTGTAAACTCTTATCACATTTGTGGAAAGAGATTATACAAACTTAATCACTCGCAACCGTCAGGCAATCCAGCAACTGCTATTTTGAACAGCATGTACAATTCGATTGCGTGTCGTGTTACATTCTATACTGAACGACCAGGAAATGAGGAATTCAATGATTGTGTTTCAATGGTTGCTTATGGTGACGATAATCTTTTGAATATCTCATCGCGAGTTTCATCTTGGTTCAATCAAGAATCAATGACCCGAGCTTTTGCAACATTTGGCATGATCTACACGGATGAAGAAAAGACCGGAACAATGACAGGTTTCAAGCCACTTGATAAATGTTACTTCTTGAAACGTGGTTTTGCTTTCGATGCTGACAATCGCATATGGATGGCTCCTCTCAAGATTCCATCAATCCTTGAATGTTTCAACTGGATTCATGGTAACACATTGTTTGAAGAGCGAGTAATTGAACAAAACGCTCGAGCAGCTTTTGCAGAACTGGCATTGCATGATGTTGACACGTTCGACAATTATGTCCGGAGAATCAAAATGGTTTGTGGTGACGAATATGAACTTACACTCGTAAGTCAAGACTATCATGATTATCGTCTAATGGTGCGCGACAACACGCTTTTGACAAACCTGCCGGAACTCAACTGGACGTAAACTCAAACCCCCGCCCGAAGGCATTAAACTACAGGTCAAATGAATCAATAGACCGTCCATTGAGTTGGGAAATAGAGTGCCTATTTAGGAAACCACACTCATGAGCAATCCTCTAAACAAGGTTGATTCAATCCTACAAGCTATAGGCTGAGCGACATAGGATGTAAATAAAGCCTGCAAACACAAATACAAACACACATACAAACACAAACACACACTCACAAATTAATGACGCTGTCAATGAAGATGCATTTGTTGGATCTATTCTTGAAATAAATCAAGACGTCACTGGATTCACTGAATTTGGTACGACTGAAAGAAATGTTTCAAATCAGGATTCCTTCAGCACTCCATTTGCTCCATCAATGCCTGATTCCGATATGAAACACATCACTGACATTCTGTCGCGATATCATCGATTTGGTGCTTACAAGCAAGAGACCCATTACATCAAACCTCTTGCCGATATCATCAACTCGATGCCTACTCTTGACAAATTACGTGGTTTCATGGGTTTCACAGGCACTTTCAACATCAAGCTCACTTGGAATACAGATCCAACTATGTTGGGCATGTTTCTTGTGGCTTACACACCACCTGGTGTTGGAATTGCTACCGGTTCAGGCATTAAGGGTAAACAAACATTTTATTCTGGTTGCCCACACGTCATTAT